GCAGGGCGCAAGCGCTCAGCAGGCCTGAGTTCACCAAGGGTTCAAAGTCCCCCCTGACTACATCTCATTGCACGTGTGGCAACGCCACCAACCCCATTGGGCCTCTCCCCAACCGGTCCCCCGAAACACAGGGGGTTACCAGTCCGGTGTCACCGGACTACGGTATATGCGGAGCGAGTTCCTTTCCGAAGACGGGCAGGTCCCTTTTTATCCAACACCTAACCTACTTGAACGGACGATGTAACTAGGCATAAGCTGCCTCTGACCCGGGGCGCAACGCCCGGAAACCCAAAGTCCTTTCGGCTCACCGGTGAATACCGACCTTTTACAGCCGGCCCCCTGCAAAGGGGAATGGGGGATGGTGAAACAACGCCAAGGCGTCGACACAAATGCAGCGTGCATCCTCACGCTCCGCGGCGCGGCTCAAGCCACGCACGCTCCAACCGAGGCGGCCTCGGAATCTTCATATGAGGGAGGGACGGAAAACCCATCAACCTCATAACGAGGCAGGAAATCTGGAACCCAGAACTGCGAAAACAGCAGTGAGTTCGAACAGATGACCTCCTTGACCCCGGAAAACCGGGGGAAGAAACACCGTCGCCACTCCCTACCCGACCAGCCTGTCTGCGTCAGACGATAACGTATGTTAACAGCATCAGAGATGCGCAAACCTACGTCAGGACAGGGACGACAATTAGATAACTGCAAGCAATATCTAATCGCGGCCCGGTCCTTGCACGGAAGATAATCCAAAGACCACTTCCATGCAATCATCTCACACGCATTGACCTCGTCCTCCTCAGGACCAAGAACACCGGAGGGCACATACGAAAAACTATCAGAAGATAGCAAAACGTTGTGCCCAACTGGCGGCTTGGGAGGCCGGACGAGGGACAGACGGGAGGGCATCGAAAACTTCGCCTCCATCCGCATCGCTAATCGACCAGTAAACCCAAGCTCAGGAAGCGTGAGTCGACTGGAACGGATATTAGCCACGTGATAGGAGAACCAGCAGCAAGCTGCACGATATCTCACATCAGGGCTAAGACCCGCAACGAACGATGCGAAGGAGGAACCGCATCCGGTGACGAAGTCGAAAGGTCGTAACATCCCCATGCGTACCGTAGGTACGACACGAAGATGGCGACCCTGCCAGCGAAAGAGCGTCGAATTCAAAGAACCAAACTCCTCGCTGACAGAAGTCTTAGACCTCTCGACCTCCAAACCGACCATGGCCACGACATTCATCCAACGTCGAGAAAACTCGACATCGGACTGGAAAAGAATGTCATCGCCATTGATCAAGAGTGGTAGGCGGCGCGCGCAGGACGCGCGAGCCCACCGAAAAGCTAAATAATTCTGAAGGCAAAGCAATGGAAAACTCAAAAGAGAACCCATCATCTGCCCCACAGAAGGAACGAAGCTTAACCCCTGTTCAACCGAAAACATCCGCGGACGGAGGATTGCCTTAGCATAACGCTTGATAGAATCCGGCACACATACAGCATGCGCCAAAATAACATCAAGAGCAGCCTCAGCTACCTCTGTCGGCAGATTATCGGTGGCCGACTTATAATCACCAGATACGAGAACACCCGCGCCCGCCTCAAACCCAGCCCGTTTCAACTTGGCTTCAGTAGGGTCACCCCTACAAAGCCAAGCCTGTCGAGATAATTGGTCGTAGAGAGCCCCATGAAGGGGCCTCAACAACAAACTATCCGACGAAAATTTTGACAA